TGCAGGAAAGTGAGTACGTCACGGTAAAGAGCCGTGACTCCTAGGTGTCTTGTTCCCCACGCAGGGCTCAATGCCCGCTAGCGTCCCGTAGAAGTTAGAAACCTCTAGGGCCCCACCCGAGTTTGATGTCGACGACTCGGGGGCGTCCAGAACGCCGTAAGTGGTCTGGAGATATAACAACCAAACCAGACGGACCGTACCTCGGGTCCAAATGCCTGTCCTCGAGTGAGGACAGACACTTACGGAGGGCAGGCCAATCGGATATCTCATTTCTTGGGATAACCGGTCGGATCATCCATCCCCTAACCTGGGAGATGGAGTTCTTCATTCTCACCATAGTTCTCTTATCAGGAGAATAATGAGTGGGATTGATCCTACCCAAAACAGGAGAGTTCTCTTCAACAACCGGAAAATGTCCAAGTACTCGGAACATTCGACGGTCAAGAAGATCAGCCGCAGACTCAAGACCAGCGAAAGCGAACTGGTTCCTGAGTGATACAGTTGAAATGATCTCCTGAACGTTCTTCCGTGATGAGGGAACATTACGACGGACACGGACAAGTGAAACTTCCGATCCGGCATAGTACTCCTTCCCGCAAGACTCTCGGAACTTACCGTTCCAAAAAGACTTGTTTGCGTTAACCTTGAGACCAAAAACCTCAAGACTAGCGATCACGGAACGCACATGATCAACGGGGACAATGATGTCGTCTCCGAAGACACGCACCCTCCCGACGTAATTTTGAATGTCACGTCGGGTCAAGTGACGTCCAAGGTCCTTTTCAATCCCAAGGAAGATCACGGTAAGAAAAACCGAGGCTTCCATAGGAAAGCAGAGGGCCGAACCCATAGACGCAAACTTAGCGAGAGTTAAAATCTTCCCGCTAGGTAGCCGAGCTCGTGTAGACCTACAAGCAAAAACAGCGTCGTGAAGATGACGGTGATTTGCAAGGAGGTTGGAAACGATCTCGGATGAGACTCTATCGGATGCTTCGCTTAGATCAAGCGTTGCTAGGTCCCCAAGTAGCGACCCTTGACGAGCCATGCGCTGGTTAGGCGTTTGGTCATCAAGACCGATAAAGCTATCCACGAAAGAACCACGGATAGCTTCACGGAAACTGCGTAGAACCGACTGCTGTGCATACTGCATAGCAGTTGGCTCAATCGCAATGATTCTAGGAGTCTTCATCGTTTTAGGAACCGGGATCACCTTAACGGGAATCTCGGAACCAGGTTCCAAGAAGTCATCCTCGCCCAGAACCTCCCAGTAAGAGAGGTTAGGGAGAACCATTTCCACAAAAGGAAAATAAGGTTCGAGGCGACATGGCCATTTTAACTGGCGGAATTTTTGATTCCCAACTAGGGAATCAGCTGTTGCGCCTGGTCCATGTTTTGGAACAAGCTTTCCGTAGTAGACATCACTGTCTATCCGCGAAAAGACTGAACCAAAGAGGAGCGACGAGACACGCTTGAACGGATGAAAGTTCAACTGTCCAGTTCGATCCTTGACTTCTTGTTCGCACTCCTCGAACTCAGTAAAAGCTCGACGCACTCGCGCGGAGCTACATTCAAAGTTCACCTTGCTAAACAGCAGCGTTAGCTGCCGAATAGATTGGATAGCTTTGATGCTGGGTTCGGGGAGCAGGACACCACTAACGCGATCGAAAACGAGACATGAGAAACCTTGCAGAAATGCAGGGAGAC